AGCAGTTAGAAATGTTGCATAATGTGTGAATGGCATTTCAATTTCATAAACAGCTTGTTTAGATACATCCATCAACACATGAGGTAAAGCACTCATAGATTGTAACGGAAACTGAGGTGTGGGAGATGTTGCAAATGACGCATAAGAACCTGGTATGACTGGGTCTGATGGTTTGCAAGACATCATCATAGCTCCACTTGACATAGCATTACCAGTAACATTAATAGTAAATTTAATATCAAAAGACACATAACGATAATCACGAAACAAACGAGTAATATTAGCATTATTAACTAAATTAAGAAATGAAAATGAACCTAAAATCTGACCAGACACAGCAGATGATGGAAATTGTAGTTGACCAACATACATTGGGGTACCATACAAATTGTCATATTTTGATTTAAAATGCTTTGGTATTGTTGTTAAACTAAGCACATCATCAGCAATTTGAGATTGTTCATTAGTAGTAGTATCTGGTTCTGGAGGATTATTATCGACCAAATTACCAGAGTCATTAGACTGTGCAACATAACGACCAGATATTTGAGGCCGACGACTAGTAAACATACGAGTAGTGGTGATAATAGTGAGACAAATAATGAGCAAATGGACAAGAGAGTATTCATGAGCATCATGAGCATAAGACAAGAAAATGTCCTTAACTTCTGACTTATTGAAACTAGTAAGAGAATCAGATAAATCATATAAATCTTCCATAGTGACATTTGTGATAGTTTTATAAATACTCCCTGCAATAAAACCGGAGACTATTTGAGTGAGTGATTTAGAGGGCAATGACATAGACAAAGTTGATAAAGACAATAAAAATAAAATGGTTATTACACCACTTCTGTAAACATTATAACGAGACATCATTAACGTTTAAAATTGTTGTACGAAACAAACGATCACATTTATGGCGCAACCAAGGGCGTGATAACCCGGACTTCATATTTATTGAAATCCGCAATCCAAAAATCCAACATCATAGAATAAAGAATCATAGTATTCGTATGATGGATATAAACCAGGTCTTATTTGATTTACTTTAACTATGAATTTTCTAAATGGTAACAATCCATAGAAATACATAAATTTACAAGCTACATCCAAATTAACCTCAAGTTGGTCGTCTACTGAAGTCAATTTAGATTTTCTAACATAACACAACATAGATGCAATTGATATATGATCTAATAATGGCACATATCCTCTGCTGGTATATCTAATTTTTCTTTTAAGAAATTGTAGATCTATAACTCGATTAAATGGAGAAAGAGTACTAGATTTATCGGCTGCAGTCAAATACATAGCAAATCTTGATTGATAAACTTTATCTCTTGATATTCTATTAAGCCATTGCAACATATCTTCTCTGATTGATTCAAT